CTGTCAGTGATGCTGTTGAATCATTCATCGTTTGTTTGAGTAGGTCATAGATAGCCTGCTCAAGTTCTGGATTCAGCCCCTTTTGTTTTTTCATCGCTCCATTTTCCGATTGTCACGTTTCTGCCGCATCATGGTAGTCCGAACGCTTACTAGCATTGGGCCACCTCGTTTGTCTGCCATTTGCTTGGCAGATTCTTTCATCCGGCGTAACTCTTCCACGCCAGAGTTCATCTTGTCATTGCTACCACCATTGTCGTAATTCATCGCTTGCTCCCCCGCTTCATACGCGATTTGCCAGCCTTTGAGTATGCAATCGCCACAGCCTGTTTGACAGCTTTACGCACGCTTGCAGGCTTACTCGTACCAATCTTGCCGGATTCCTTGAAGCCACGAACCATCTCGCCAATGTTCTTGCTGATGGTTTTAGCACTTTTACCTTTCATTAGGGGCATTTTCAATCCTTTCTGGCGCTCTAGTGCCAACTTGCGTACCAATGGTTTGACGGATCAGTGTTGCAATCACGCCTTGACGCTGCTCTTTGGGAGCCTTCATCACCTGCTTTAACTTGACTGGATCAGTCACGATGTCGCTAACGGCAGAACGAACATTGGCAACATACTGGCGGTAACGATCTAGCGCAAGTGCAGCGCCAAAGCCACCCGCCGCACCCACTGCACCACCGACTTCAGGCAGCACGCCCAAGCGGTTAGCCAGTGCAGCCAGTCCAGCCGTGTACAAACCAGCCACAGCGCCACCCTTCTTGACCTGCGCCAACTCATCGTTGACCAAGCGAGTTAGCTCTTGGGTAGGAGATTCTGTACCGGGTGTACGACCAATGTTCTGTGAAGCACGGCTTACTGCTGTTTGTATATTGACAATATCGGCAATGGCTTCATCCACAAACCTTAACTCATCAGGACTGTACAAGCCACTAGCCTGCATGGAAGGCTTGATGCGATCACGGTAGCTTCTCTCAATTGCCCCCGGAGGCAAGGTGCCAATCAGGTCACGGACGCCAGCCTTAAATGCTTCAGCACCTTCAGGTGTTCTACCCAACACTTTGGCGGCAGAAGCAACATCACGCACGTTGCCAGTACCCATGATTAGGTTCTTGAAGCTCTCAGCCTGCTGTGTTTGAGTTCCACCCATCTCAAACATTCTTGCACGCTCTTCAGCCAGTTTTCCGGTCTTGGCTACAGTGCGCTCAGTCTGTGCTGCTTTGCGTGCGTAGTCAGCAAACTCTTTATTGATGTTCGGAAAGCGAGATACCCACTCACGATTAGCTCTCAACCATGAATTGATCTGTACAGGCGTTTTGCCAGCAAGCTCTGCGCTTATATAATTTCTAGCCAGATTCTCAACAGCAGTCCGATTACCACCAGTAAAGTTAATAAAGTCATCCACATTCTCCGGTGTGCTGAAGATTTTTTTAGCCAAGGTTGAGGCTTGCGTAGCCATCTCGCCACGAATCGCTTGGCTAGGCGCTGTCAATGCTTGGCCTACATCAGTTTGAAACTGATTGATTGGCTGGCTTAATTGCTCATAATCAGCACGGTACTTATCAAACTTCTTACCAGTAAATTCTGACATGATGCGCTCAACCAAACCTTTGAGGTCTTTCGCATCTTGCTGACCAATGGCATCAAAGCCAGTTTCAGGCAGACCAGAAGCACGATCACCCAACCGGCGACGTAATTGCTCAAGGCGCTCAAAACCAACTTTGGCCTTGCTTGTTTGACCCGTTAGTGGATCGTAAGTAATACCAAGGGCTTCGCGGCGAACTTCATCAAACTGGCTTTTTGTTGCGCCAGTAATGCGTTCTCTTTTTGTCACCGGATCGCGTATAAACGCATCCAATGCAACTTCCATGTTTTTGAAGGCCCTAGTGCCTTCCACCCCCTGCCCTTGCAATTCCTTATTACGGGCTTCGGTAAGCATGGCTTCTTTGTTAGCGTTAGTTGCAGTTTCACGATCAGCTTTTAATTGCAGTAAGCGATCATTTGCCAACTTACGGGCATCAGCACCAATAGCTTCCATTGTGCGAGGCTGACTAATCTGTGCAAGACGCGCTTCGGTGCCAGCAACTAAGCTACCAGCCAATTGCTCACCACGACGCCGACCCTCAACCGACTCAATGTTTAGCAACCTTGCAACTTCTGCCGCATCAATTGGTTCATTCATTGGCTTGCCACGCAGTCGTTCTTGCGCAGCACGCACCATTGCAGTTTTGGATTCAACGGTTTGAGGCAGCGCAGCCACTTGCTGTGGCGTCATTGCTCTGACCACACGCTCTGCGGCACGCTCAACACCACCGGGAACCAGTGGACGAAAGGCACGACCAGCAACACCTAGTGAACGTGCAAGCCCTTCAGTGCCAACACCAGCCGCAGTCTCAACGCCAAAGCGAGTAAGTGGGCTAGTTTCTGGCGGCAGCAGGTTGCTTGCTGTTTGTGCCGCAGCGCCACCCAAGCCAGTCAAAGCGCCTGTTTTGAGTAACTCTGTACCAGTTTTAGGAATGAAGACTTCAGCAGCACGCGCTCCATAAGGTGCAAGCCGTGTACCTCTTGCGCCAAGCTCAAACAGTTTTGAAACGCCACCTAAGACTGGCACAGCACTTATTGCTTCCAAACCAGTCTGAAATGGTGACTTAGTGACAATACGGCTTTCAGGCGGCAAGTTGGCAGCAGCGCGTAGCGTTTCCTCGCTTTGACCGGGAATCTGCTCTACCAGACTACCGCCAAAACGATCTGTCTTAGGCTGTTCAGCTACTACCTCGCCACCAAAACGATCTCTTGCCATGATTACCTCATTGGTTTTTTAGCACGCTTACCTGTCTGCGCATCAATGTACTCACCACCCGGAGGCACGGCATCAAACTCTGCTTGCGTGTTTACCGTTGGAATACGAGGGCCACCCGTCTGATCTTGTGGCACATCAAGGTAAGCAGAGATTGTTTCGTCATTGACGCCACGCGACTTTGCTTTGGTACGCTCACGCTCAATTGCGCTCTTGATAATGTTAATTTGGTTGTTAAAGTAGCTATTTGCTACACCGGGATCAGTGGCAGGACTCAACGTAAACTTACGGAAGTCTTCTGCTTCTCTTGGCGTCAAGGTTGCGCCAAACAACGTATTACGCACCTTCGCTACAAATGCTTGGTAGTCTTTCCACCAGTTTACTGTGTCAGGCGTTACCCTTGGCGCACGGGAGCCTACCGAACGCATGATGTCACCCACCGGCAAGCCACGCTCAACACCAGCAATGATCAGGTTAGCAACATCATCAGAAGGCGCAATGCCAAAATACTCAGGTTTTCTAGTTTGATTAGCACGGTTTAGCGTTACAAACGTCGAACCAATCTCATCTAGCTTTTTCTCAAGCTGTGCTGGTAGCTGTTGAATTTTTCCTGAACCACCACCGCCACCGCCCATAGCCTTGAGTTCTTTTCTACCCTCCAGAATAGCCTTTTGCTTTGCTAGTTCAGCATCAGCCTGATCAGAAGCAGCAATAGCTTTTGTAAATAGCTCATAAGCTTTCTGATAGTTTCCTTTGCGTAACTGTGCAGCAATCAGGCCATTACCAGTCTGACTTTCAATCAGCTTGGCTTCCACCATTGCTGCATTACGATCTTTAGAAAGCAAATTCAGCATACGGTCAAAGCGATCCTTGAGCATATTGTTATGCTCTTTACGCGACCTGTCAGCCTCATCAAACTTTAGCTTGGCAGCACTGAATCTTTCACCCTGCACACGGTCTTCAGCATCCTGCATTTCACGGATAGCAACCAACTGTGCGCGTGCAGAGGCACCGCCTAATCCTCCGACAATGAGGGAAGATAGAAGACGCATACCTGCGTTTTTCGCATAGTCCGATGCCTTGATCTGCGGCGCTTCAAACTGCGAATAAGGCTGAAGGCCAGCTTCCAGCGTCGCTGTTTCTGTTCTGGACTTAGCTGCTAAGTCGCGCTCTGCTGCGGCTTCTTTCTGTCGTTGACCTTGTTCAATGCCAAACTGTGCTTTAGCCGCTTCTTCTTCAGCCCTAGCGCCAGCCTCAAAGGTTTCGCCTAACTTGCTACGCGCAAAATCTGCACGCCCTTTCATGCCTGTCTGCGCACCCAAACCCCTAACTAAGGACGGTGCTGTACCTAGTGCGTCACCTAATGTATCAACTGCCATAATTACCTCCCGGTAGCGGCTGGTACAGGCGCTTGAGTACGCTGTGCCTGCTGTACTTCACGGCCTAGAATGCCAGCAAACAACTGTGCCAACTGCTGATCACGCTGCAATTCCATCTCTAGTGCGCGACGGTCATACTGATCTGCAATGTTGGCAAGGCGCAAGGCTTCACCAAAACTCTCTTGACGGGCTAGACTACGCGCACGACGCTGCTGTGCTGCCAGAATACCTGCGGCTGCACTGCCTGTTGGCGTACCACGCTCACCTAATCGCTCACGCGCACGGGCTTGTTGAATCTCTAACTCTTGCTGTTGCTCTGGTGTTAAGCCTTCACCAGTCGCACGACCCATTGCTTCAGCCTGTGCTTGACGGAAAGGTTGGGCAGCAGCGCGAGTTGCTTCAATGTCACGACGCATAGCCTGATTAGCCTGATTGAACATCAATGCTTGCGCCAAAACACTAGCACCAGCAGTACCAGCGCGTGTCAGATTTGGGTAACGGTCTAGCAAATCTTGCAACTCATTCAGACCTCTTTCGGCACGTTGAGCAAGCGAAGGCTCACCAGCAGGTTGCGCAGCAGTTTGGTCAGTCAATGTGCGCAATTGAGGCAAACTCTCACCAAAAGCACCGGGGAATCTTGCCCGGTCTTCCATGTAAGGCCCAGTCGCTTGTCTTGCAGCTCTAGTAGTTAAATCTTCTTGCGGCAACTCTCTAAAACCTGTTCGGCTAATGCCGGGTGCTTGACCAAGATCAGCAGCCGCATAGCTCTCTGGGCTAAGTCTTGGTAAGTAATTTGCAAAATTAACATCAGCATATTCACGCTGCGGTCTAACATCTGCACTTACAACTTGATCAGGTGGCGTTAGTCGTACTTCTGGCTCATTAGCTCGGAAGCTAAATGGACTTGTTGGCTCAATGTCTGGCTCTGGCACACGGAAAGTCTCTGCTTCCGGCTCAAAGCCATAGTAGGTATCTAAACGACGACGAGCAAACTCAGGCAATCCAGTCATCGGGTTGATGGTGCCGCTACCGCCAGCTTCCATCAGCATCTCGGCTTCTTCTGGCGTAATGTGAGCAAGCATGGTGTCACCACGACGCCCCATTCGACGTAGCATCTCAGCCATTGCTTTAGCGTCACCCATGCCACGACTGCCAACCATCATCTCAAGTATTTTCATATTAGCCACCTAGTGCCTTTCTTAAACGCAAGGAACGGGTGTTCCATACGCTTTGCTGTGCGTCTTCCTCACCACCAAAGATCGGTTCTTTCTGTCCCACGATTGCTGCTGTTGGGCTAGTTCCTACGATGCGAGGACTAATTGAACTTGGTGCTGCTCTTCTAATGCTGCCTCTTGCTGGTCTGACATCCATTGGTCTGAAATCAGGTTCAGGCGCTTCAGGCTCAGTTAATGGAAACTCTTGATTCAGATACTCAATCAACTCTTCGTCAGTAAACTTAGTAAAGTCGATTGGCTCAACAATAAGTTCATCTTCACCTTCAACCACGACCTCTGGCAACTCTCTTGTTTCTTCTCCTTCCGCTGCACTTTCGAGCAACTCCGTACCCGTCATTTGCTCTGGCCCTTTAGCAGTAGTCGTTACACCGCCAGCAGTACCAGCGGTTTTTGCCTCACCGGATGGCAACGAACTCGGAATGGTTCGACCAGTGCGAACATCACCACCAAATCCTTCACCGTCTCCGGGTTTGTTTGGAGTAACAATAACTGTCGGCAATACGCCGTCTTTGGCATATTGACCAGTTTTTGTTATGGTTAAATCACCAATTTGCTCTGGTTCAGTTGAAGCAAACCCTGCCTCTCTATTTTGCGCTAGTGCCTCACCAAGTTGTGTACCAACACCGGGGCTTCGAGGCTGAGAGAATGCAGCAATCGCTTGTTTCGTTGCAGCGGTTTCTGGTCTGCTTCTTAACTCTTCAAGCGCTAATTGACCTTCTCTAGTCAAAGAACCTAATGCAGCGCCAGCTAATTCTTGTCTGAAGTCACCACCAGCAGCAGTGCGGCCTGCGGCTTCACCAACATCAGCAGCAACATCACCAATAAGGCTTTGCGGTTGTTGACCTAATTCAACAGCACCAGAGCGTGCCAATGATGCGCCAGCAGAGCCAGCAGCACCCATCAATGCAGCCTCACCTACGTCCTGACCAGTAACCGCAGCGCCAGCAGCAGAGCCTACTGCGCCACCAACCGCATTTGCCAAGGCAGTTTGTGCGGTATTGCCAGCAGCGCCAATTGCCGTACCCACCTTTTGTGCAACAGGTACGCCAAGACCTTGACCAACAAAACTACCTAACGCAGATTTACCAATATCCTCTAAGTCACCACCTTGTGAGGCAGTAATTAACGCTGAGGTAATTGGCTGCACAACAATACTTGGTACACTCAAAGCTCCTAAAAGCTGTGGCGCAGCAATAGCAATAATCGCTACTTCAGGGTTTTCTATAACGTATTCAACGGTATCAGCGACTACTTCAACAACGTCTTCAACGACATCGCCAACAGCTTCAATAACATCGCCAACCAAATTCACCCCAGCTTCAACAACATCACCGGCAAAATCAATAACATCACCAAGAATAGGCACGTCACTCATTGCACACCCCCTCTTGCTGGCCCCGTCTTAATACTTCCCATAAACTGACCGTCAGATGTTTGACGCAGGTTGTACCCCATTTCAGGATTAGGCGGATTCTTGGAGATATAACGGAAGATTGAGATGATGGCAGGATCACGGAAGGTCGATACCATTGTGTCAAAACCCATCTTGTAACAGGCGCGAATAAACTCCACGCTATTCTCAAGATAGTTAGCAGCAATGTCGGCATTCAATGCGCGAAACCAGCCAACACCGGGCTTAGCTTTATGAATGATAAAGAGCGTATTGCCTTGACGGAGAAACAAGGTGTCATCCATCTTTAGCTCTTCGTTAATCATTGCGATTGCTTTTGAGCGATCAATGCCTGAGCCAATATTCATTCCAGCAATGGCTATAATGTCTTCTGGACTGAGTTCTCGTTCTCGGCTATCCACCATCTTAACCATCATTACCTCACTGGGTCAAAGATTGCTGCGGAATACACATTACCCATTCCAGCGGCAAGACTAAGGATCAGCCCATCAGGAGTCTCGCAGTCTTCAGACAGAAAAATATCGTCTTTTTCTGTCCGGTTAGGAATAGCAGGTACAACACCATAAACCAGATTGTCAAGCAAAAGTAGCGTTTCTAGCAAGCCCGAAGCGCCCATTGTGTGACCTATTTTTGGCTTAAATGACGTTGCTACAAAGCTATCCAAAGTGTTCATCAATGCTAACTTTTCAGACACGTTGTTAGATTCTGTGCCGGTGCCGTGTGTCTTCACAATTTTGATGTCAGTTGGGAACACTTCCCCATACCGCATGGCACCTTCAATAGCTTCTACATAGCCCGTGCCATCAGGCGCTTGGCCTATGGCATTGTTCCACTTCTCTGCCGCATGGTACGCACCCACCAGCCTAGCTTTTGGGGTCAGACCATAGTGGTTGACCTCACCTTCTGTTTGCAAAACAGCAAAGGCAGCACCTTGACCAACGTAAAAGCCGCCGTTTGTACTGTCAAAGGCGCTAGGCTTAATGTCTTTCTTAGTTTCTTCAGCCAAGGTTAGGCAGGCACCTGAATCACCAAAGAATTGCAAAACGGAATTGGATACGGCGTCTTCTACCGACAGGATAATGAAACGGGTAAAGCCAAAGGCTTCCAGCATTAAGCAGTCCATCATGACTTTAAGGCTGGAGGCGCAAGCAGAAGAGTCGGTGGCAATGTAATCGGGTTTGCAGATCATGTTTGCCAGTCTGCCAGCCATGACTTGCGTTAAGGAAAACGGCAGAAACTTGTAGATATAGTGAAGCTGCGTGTGTACTTGGTTATCTTTAGCATTGATGCCAGCAAAATGAGCGTTGCCAGCCGCCAGAATAAAAGCTGTCTTGCCTAGTGCCGGGTTTTCCCGCAGCCATTCCAGCGTTGCTGGTGCCATCACCATGTTGGCAAGATTATGCGGAGCATACTTAAAGCCTTGCTTAGTGCCTTGGTAGCTTTCCGGTATGAAATGCACACGCTGTGGGTGCAAAATGTCTTCCATCAGCGTGGTTTGCGGGTTTGATACGGTATGCCCGTAGGTTAGGAATAGGCTCATTGCATCACCGCTATGGCTGAATTGACATCAAAACCTTCTACAGTCGCATTAGCCACCAGAAAGTCTTTCATTTCCCGCAAGTTTGCTGGCCTCATTTCCTTGCCAATCTCTTCTGGCACGACAAAGGCATCACACAAGTACATGGCAATTATCAATAAATCTAGGCTATCAACGTCGATGCTTTCAAAGCCAGAATCTATTTGTTCGGCATTGACCGTTGGCTTTCCCATTGGTTTAGCCAGTGCCATTGCGGTGTTAAACAGCCGCAAGAAGTCTTCATCGGAAATCATGTCACCCCCAGTGTTCGTGCTATCTGCTCATGGATCAACAAGTGACTATTTACCCAATCGTAAAAGTCATCCTCTTGGTTGAAATCCAAGTCTAGCAGATTAAAGGGGTCATTCAGGTTAAGAATAGTGGAGTACGCTTGGTGTTCTTGTTGATGTATTAACAGCCAATCGTCAAGGTCTTGCGGGTCAGCATCAATGATGGGATAGCGTGGCACATAGAAGCCAGCGTCAGTCAGTCTTTCCCAAAAGACTTGGTGTTGAATGCCGTTTTCAAACAGGAAATCGCGGAGGCTGTCCGGCTCTCCGAAGATCGGAGTCGCCAGCGCATCCATGTTCAGGCTCATCTATCAGCCTTTTGATCCAAGCGGTCAAAAATTTTGCCAAGCATTCCTTTAATGTCTTGGATGTCTGCCCGGTAGTCATCCCGGTTGACATAGATCATCGGAATTTCCGAGATTCTGTCCTCGATCCTCACGATTGAGCGCGAGATACTGTTCAGTATCCACCCAAAAGCGGCTCCTGCGGCTGCAAAAAGAATGTTGATGAGGAACTGAGGCTCCACTGTCAGACTCCGTAATAAGGGATTTTCTTGGCGCTTCCGTTGACATAGACAGTTATGTAACCTTCTGGTGCCAGCGGCAGACTAGGATTAGGCATTGCCGCCGTGTTGCTGGTTGCTAAATTAGCATTGAGGTTGGATGTTACCGTAACATTCGATAACGTGGCGTTGCCACTGGTAATTGTGGTATTTGATAGTGTCAGATTTCCGACACTGGTTGCCGTACCGCCCAAGGTCAACGTCGTGCTACCAAGCGTCGTAGAACTATTTGCTAGGTAGTTATTCGGAAAAGTTGCGACAACACTGGTGATGTTCGCATTGGCGTAAGTGCCGCCATCCAGCGTGACACTGCTGACATTGCCACCTGTGATTGCCACATTGTTGGAATTTTGAGTAGACATCGTGCCAAGGCCAGACACCGCTGAGTTTGCAATGGCTATGGCTACATTGGCTGCGCTGGTAATTCTGCCTTGAGCGTCAACCGTGACTTGAGATACTTGGCTGGCTGTACCGTAAGTGCCGGGAGTTACTGCCGTATTAGCTAGGGTAACCGTAACATTGCCGATTAACTGTCCACCGCCAGTTAAGCCCGTGCCTGCCAGCACATAAGCTGTATTCGGCGTAGCACCCACATCAGGCGCGGTTAGTACCACTGCACCCGTCTGACCGTTGACTGAGAAAACCGCATCGGTGTTGTCTATCTTCTGCCAGACAGCACCGTTAAAGACCGCTATATCGTTGACCTGCCAATCCGTAATACCGTTCAGGTTAGTTGAACCTGCTTGGCTGACAACGTAGTAATCACCTTTGTCACCAACGCTGGAGGTCAACGTAGGATTGTTGGTCGCAGCGTTCCAAGTACCCTTGTAAACAAGAGCGCCGATGACATTGATATAGGTGCTTACGGTCTTTAGCATTTTTAGCTTCCGTCGCCCGGTGTGATGTAAATCACCGCAGTGCTTGAACCTGTCGATGCCGTGAAGTAAGCATTTGGCAAGAAGGTAATGATTTCGTCTGTGCCAGCTAAAAGCGGAATCGCAGCACCAGAGGAAGTCACTACCGCAGCAGCCGAGTTAGCAGCAGCCGCAGTCGTGCCAACACCCAAGAAAGCAGTAACAGAACCAGCATTCAGGATGCGGTACTGGTTGCCCCCAAGGGTAGTAGATACGGCTTGTACCGCAGCAGGCGCAGTCGTTGCTGCCGTAAACGTCACGGTATTACCGGACGGGGTAAAGGGTGCATTAACTGCCATTGAAATCCTCCGGCTTGGGTTGCTGCTCGTTAAACTGCGCTACCAGCTTTTGCCATAACGGATAAGCGTTAGACTGAGTTGGCAAATTGCCAATTACTTGCAAGACAAACGCAGCTTCATTCTGGTCTAGTTCAAACTTCATTTTTTACCTTCATTGATAGGTTCGTACTCACCTTTATTGACAGCATTTTGCAATACAGCCAACTGATCGCCAGACCAATAACCTTTTTCAATCATGATTTTTAAGTGGTCAACATTACGTTTTACCGTATCTATTGCCTCTATCAAATCCATGTTTTCTGGCTTTTGAGCAACATATTCGTTAATCAGGTTCACGCTGTCCATCGCTGCGCTGTAGTGACGAGCAATGTCTTCGGGAGTAAGGTCGATCATGATTGTCCTTTCAGTGCGTCGATTTCTGCTTTGAGTTCTTTGATGGCAGCCACAAGAAGTGGGATCACTTCGGTGTATGACAAACCAAGAGTACCAATCTCATCTTCTTGTACATTCACGGCTTCAGGCAATACGGCTTGAACATCTTGCGCTATAAGGAAAGATCGGCGTTTATTTTCTTCGTCCGTCTTGTATCGACCGGTTACTGCGCGGAGTGTGGCTATTTTTTGAGCCGCATTTTCAATTGGCACAAGATCAGTCTTTAGTCTTTCATCAGAATTTGCTGTCCACGATGTTGCACCATACGCCATGTATTGACCGACGTTTGATGCGTTATATATAAGAAAAGTACCACCAGACGCTGCCTCTGAAGCGACATACCAATATCTACCGCTTGTATTATTGGGATGCCTTATGTACGTGTAGCCACTTATATAAAAATCTGCACCGACTGTTGTATTTGTTGGAAATGCAGAAGCGGTTTTTGCCCCAACCAGCCAATTTCCACTAGAGTCAAAAACACCCCGTGGATTCCCATCTCCATCCGACAATACGATGTTGTTGCTGGCAGTGCGGATGTCGAGGCCACCGCTGTTGCCGTTGTATTTACCAAGGATGGAGTTTTTTCCACCAGTGGTTATAGATTCACCAGAACCTTGACCTATAAAAGTGTTAAAAGTGCCTGAGGTAAGGTTAAACCCCGCGTTGTCGCCAACAATTGTATTGAAAGAGCCAGTAGTTACAAGACCAGCTTGTCGCCCGACAAACACATTTCGTTCACCTGTTGTAGTGCTATATCCCGCCTGATAACCAACCGCTGTGTTGTTGGAGGCGGTTGTGTTTGAAGACAGCGACCCGCTTCCCACAGCAGTGTTGTAATTTCCGGTTGTATTGAAACGAAGTGCTGCAAAAGCAACGCCTGAGTGAATAGTTCCAAGTGCTGTGTTAGCAATACCCGTGGTGTTTGCGTAAAGAGCGCCATCGCCTATTGCGATAGAGCCGATGCCTGTGGTATTGCTATATAAAGCACTTGTACCAACGGCAACCAAATTAGTCCCCGTGGTATTACTGTATGCCGCTTGATAGCCAACCGCAGTGTTGTCGGTGGCAGTGGTGTTGGAAACAAGTGCCGACACGCCAAGTGCAGTATTGCGACTTCCTGTCGTGTTAGCGCCCATTGAATTTGCGCCAATGGCTGTGTTATCGCTTCCTGTCGTATTTGCAAAAAGAACAGGATTGCCCCCAAGAATATTAGCTCCTACCGCCGTGTTTCGTGTGCCTGTCAGATTAGAATTAAGCGCAGATGAACCAATAGCAATGTTGTAACTTGCCGCGGTGTTCGTAGCAAGCGCAGATGAACCAACAGCCGTATTAAAAGCCCCCGTTGTATTCGCCGCCAACGCACTCGCACCCACCGCAGTGTTGGTAGATATAGCGCCAGCGCCACGGCCTACGGTAAGGCCATAAACATTTAAGTCAGTGCCGGAGTACAGCAGGTTGGCTGAACTTGTAAAGTTGCCACCTGTTGTTGAATACACCACCCGACCAGACGTAATAGAAGAATCTGTTAAGTCATTGACGGTCAGTGTCGTACCATCAAACGTTAAGTTAGCAGAGCCGGTCAGCACCTTACTTGCATTAAGAAACTGAACTTGGTTAGCTGTGCCGTAAGCAATTGTCTGGCTGGTTGTCACATTAGCATTTGTTACTGTGACATTAGTAACCGTGACATTGCCGCTACTGATCGTAGCGTTTGCCAACGTCATGTTGTTTAACGTAGTGACCGTGTTGCCTAGCTGTATCGCTGTATTGCCAAGCGTAATCGTGGTTGCAAAGTTAGCATCCAGTTGCGATAACGGTATCGTTGCCGTTGCATTTGCAAATGTATTAGGTACTGGCATTTAGAACCTCGCTCTCAATTCATGCTCAAACTCGAAGCCGTTAATTGTAAATGGCGTCACACTGCCTTCTAACGTGATGCCTAAATACTTACCAAACATCTTGGCATCGCTCTTGTACAAATAGTAACCGCCACCCGAACTGTTTGCCGCAGCCCATCCGATCAACAAAGATGCGTTATTGCTCCAAGAGATAGGATTGCCAACATTGTTCAACCAAATAATCGCATTAGAAAACTCAATGGCTGGCGATTGCTGATTTTCTGAATCCACATACGCATCAAAGATAATTGGCTCATTGCCTAATGTTGCTTCAATGCCAATCTTTAATGCTTGCTTGTCACGAATAGGATCGCCCATTGGCAACAAAGCAGTTTCCAGAATCATATCTACTGGATTTAACACATCTTCGTAAAACTGATGCAAGTCTTTTCCGCTAGTGCCATACAGGTTTAAAAATCCATCCTTAAATGCTGGCACAACAAAGTAGCAATCCGTTAATTGATTGGTAAAGAACCACTTGCGCTCAAAGAATGCTGCCTGTATCCAACGCTCTGTGCCATCGTCATTAAACTTGAAGTTGAATACGGCGCATAGAATGTTATTGATTAAGCACTGTCCACCGCTGATAAACTCATCAAAGTTGACTAGCGGGAACACGCCATCTAACGGATCACTAATCTTAGTCGTGGTTGCACCTACCAGCGCATACACCCCGTATTCGTTCATAAACAGCACGGAACGAAAGTAAGGGAAGATAGCGTGCTTTAGCTTGGAGCCGACTGAGGCAGATACGTTGGTATTTGTAAACAACGTGGTGCCAAGTGTCGCATCCACCCGCACATCCGAGAAGACGTTGATACTGTCTTCGCCAAACACATACAAGAAGTTGTTGGCAGAAAGAATACGGGTAATTTCGGTACGCAACGTCGAATCACTTAACGTAATAAAACCAGCCGTTAAGTTAATAAAATCATTGTAGGTATCGGTTGCCGTGTAATACACGGTACGATCCTGCGCAATCCAAGTACGGCCTGAAAATGTAGCAATGTCAGAACCACTTTGATTCAGAATCGTGCAAGTGACATTGGCATTGGTGCCTGCGCCAGTAATCGTTACCGTCGGCGGAGAGGTATAGCCTGTGCCAGCCTCAGTTACAATCACTTCTGATACCGCATTGGCAACCACCACTACCGTACCTGTTGCTTGCACGCCATTCGCTTCATTGGGTGCGCCAAAGGTCACAGTGGTATTGGATGTCAGATAACCGCTACCCTTGTTATTGATGGTAATGGTGTTGACGCTACCAATAGAGTGTAAATTGGTGCCATCCCAAGTCTTGTAGCCTTTGACCGGATCAATAATCAGCGCACGCTCATTGCGCCACTGCGTGATCATTACATCGGCATTGGAAAAGGTATTTGCCGGAGCAATGTTTCCTTGAGCGCCTGTCGTAATGTTCACATACTGTGCCGATCCATTGTCTTGGAACGCCAGCACATACTCATTGTTGTTAATGTTGACAGAGCCTTGAAACGAAACATTCGCAGTAAATGCAACATTCGCAAGCTGCTGATTGCCGGGTGTAATCTTGAGGTTGCCGTAGCCGATGGGCTGGATGTTTTCCAACCAGCTAAACTCGCCATCACCAATTACCGTGCGGTTATTCTTGGTGTTAAGACCTTTGAAGTCTTTGACTACGGCGTAATTTTTTTTCTGCTCTGCCGCAGCCATATCAATACCCCGCTGTGTAAGGTGTCGGCAGCCTGCGAGTAAAGGTAGTGTTCAGAGCTTCCATGACGTGCTTGCTGTACTCTTGCTTGAAGATTTCAGCTTCGCCGTAGGACTGCTCTTGGTATTTTGCTATGTAAGCGGCATAGAACGGCACCGCTTCAGTAAAAGGTGTAGGTAATACTTCAACGTCAGCACCGTTGGTCATTGGATCAACCAAGACAACGGTGTCAATTTCCATCTCGTATGCCTGATCAGGCTTGGGGCCAATAAAAATCTTCTTCGGCCCGTACATGGAAAAGCCTACTGGACGCCCAGTGTAGTTTTGCCAATAGCGCAACTGAGCATTAAAGTCAGTCCAAGGCAGGTAATACAGTGGAATGCGTGAGTTCCCCCAGTAGAGGATCACATTTAGCACATCAACGGTATTGGTGCCTTCCGGCAAGTCAGCAAAGTCGATGGTTTCGACGTTATACGGTACAGTGTGATTCTGCAAAACGCGATTGCACCCTGTGTCTCGGACAAGGGTGTTACGCCCATCGTTTATGTAATCCGTTAGCTCTGCATCTGTCCAGAAGTTCGCATTAACGTCATGTAATAAACGCCGGGTTTGCGTAATGTAACCAGCAAGCGTATCTGCCATTTTTAACCATCAAGGTTTGCAACTTTCGCCGCACCCTTTGCCTTCGGCATTGGGGCGGCTACTCGTTCCACCACTGGGGCTGACAAGTGGACGGGCTTTACAGACTCTTTCGAAAAAGAAAACAAGGCCAGCTTTTCCATTGCTGCGTCAAACTGGTTACTCATTTTCATCCAACCAAGTCTTACAAGATACGGCTCTTTATTGTCGTCGCCATAACCAAAGATATGCTTTGCTGCAATTTCAGGAATCTCAATCTCTTTTCCAGACTCGAAATGGTACACCGTACCATCCAAAGCATCGGAAAAAGGGTCAGAACCATTATTGCGAACAAAGATCGTGGTCATAGCGAGACAATATCTCCATACAGGGCAACATCGCAAGTAACTGCGGCGTTGACCGAACAATTAACATAAAGCACTCGGGCAGTTTGAACGTCAGTGTTTGCAGCAGAAGCCAATGTCAAGTCATCAAACTTAGTCGTGCCAGTTGCGGCACTTAGGGCTTGATCGGCTGCAATGGCAGTGCCTCCACCGCTTGCGGCAGTGAAGACACCCACATTGGCACCACTTGCATTACCACTGAAGTTAGACAGAACTATCCGACGCACAATGTATTTAGTTGCCGCTTGCGCAACCAAAGTCGTGACATCACCAGTAGCAG